GATGGAGTAGTTACACTTAATATGAATATTGATAATGAGAAGTTAGAGAAATGGATTAGTGATATGCAACGAAAAACAGGTGAAAAGAAATGGCCTGAAGATGATGATGATGGAAAGTCCCAAGAAAAGTATTTTGATAAGCCTGTTATTCATGGAAAGATTTGGAAAGCAGCTACAAAATATTTTAAGAAAAAAGGTTATAAAGTTGAACTAGGAGATTAACTAGAAGCGGTTGAATTAAAAGAGGAAAAAAATGCAGAATTTTAGATATTTTACAGAAGCAAAAATGGCTCGTCAACATTTTCAGATGATAGCTGATGTAATTGCAGATTTAGATGTTAGTGCTACTATTAAAAAAGGTATTGCAATTAAATTTGCTGATGCATTTGAAGATACAAATCCGTTGTTTAAAAGAGATTTGTTTATTAAGGCAACTAAGAAAAAAGCAGAATGAAGTTATTTAGTTTTAAAGAATTTTTTTCAGAGGCAGTTGGTGATTCAGTAGTATTTACCTTTGGTAGAATGAATCCTCCAACTATCGGACATGGTAAACTGATTGATAAAGTATTAACAGTTGCCAAGACATCTGGAGCTAAACCAATTATCTATCCATCTAAGACGGAAGATGATAATAAGAATCCATTACCTTTTAAGATGAAGGTTAAAGTTTTGAAAGATGTATATGGAAGTATTGTAAATACAGATCGTACAATACAGAGTCCATTTCATGCGTTGGATAAATTGGATGATAAGAAAGTATCTAATGTAACATTTGTGGTTGGTAGTGATCGAGTGAGAGAGTTTAAGAAAAATATGGGAAGCCATATTAAAAAGAATTTAACTAATATTAAAAAGTTTTCTGTTGTTTCAGCTGGTGAACGTGATCCTGATGCTTCTGGTGTTTCTGGAATGTCTGGTTCTAAGATGCGTTCTTTTGTAGAGAAAGACCAGTTTGATAAATTTAGAAAAGGATTAATAACCAAGAGTAGTAGTCTTGCGAAAAAAGTTTTTACAATACTACGAAAGAAACAATCATAAGAGGATACTATGAAAACATACGATAAGTTTAAGAAAGAGTTGACTGAAGATGGAATGTTGCATGGGGAATATGGGACCGAGAAACCGTCAACGACTATACACTACGGCCCCAATGATCCGGAAATTGTTAAGACCGCAAGTGTTACAATGGCAGTCCCCAAATATAGATTAAGTGAAAGTGAGAAAGGGTGTAATCACACCTGTGCTCATTGGAGAGATTCTTCTTGGTGTAATGAATATTATTTTAAATGTGATTCTACTTACACCTGTGATTCTTGGAAGGACTCTGGTATTTAATTACTTAAAAAAATATTAACAAAAGGAGACTAAAATGGCACCTTGGATGGTACATGGAATCTGGTTCTTATTGGGCTGGATGGTTGCTGGTTGGTTATATCATTAATCATTAGTGATTAGGTATGATTAATTTTTAATATACAAATCTGTTAACAGGAGAAATGAAATGGAAGCAATGATTTTAGGTTGGGCTCAGACTCAATCTTGGTGGGGCATCGCAACGACTGTAATTGTTATTGCGAATGGTATCACAATGACACTTAGGGATAAGTATGCTGAGAATATTCCGATACTTGGAAAAATTTGGCCTATCTTGAACTGGTTGTCTTTGAATATCGCCAACAACAAGAATGATGAGAAGTAAAACTAAGTAAACATTTTTAAGGAGTAAACTACTATGTGGGATCAGATTGTGGGATGGATTAAAAAATTGACTGAAGCTGGTGTATCTTTATTGGCATTAGCTATTGTTATGCAAATCATTTTTGGTAAAGCAGTTCCTTTTATCGGCGGAGATGTTATTGGTAACATTACGCATATAGTTGGAGCTCTTGGCGCACAGGGGCTAGTTGGTCTAGCATCAGTTGGCGTCATTTATGCAATTTTTACTAGAAAATAAATATAGTTATGGAGGGGCTTCGGCCCCTCTTTTGACCAAAGGAGAGATATTATGCAAGGATTATATAAAGAATCAATGGGTGCGGTTGTTACACAAGAACAACAGGTGTATTATCTTCATGCTGATTCTTCACATGAAGGTGTAAATCATAATGAGTGGGTTGAATTTACTGTGGATGAAGATGGTAAAGCACATATACAACGTGGAGGGACTCAAGAAGAATCTATACAAGAAGAACTATTATTAGAGGAGGAAGAATAAAATGCCATTATGGGGAACAGAAGATACATTAGAAGGCAAACCAAAAATTCATGGCCGAAGTTTACTTGCAGCCACACAAACACCCGGAACAGTTGATCCTCGTACAGGCATTTATGCTACGACAGCTGGTTGGGTTCAAGGTGGTGCAGGTCGTACTGGTAAGGATGTGATGCCTGAAGTTTTGGTAGCAATTCGTGGTTTGTCTACAAGAGCAACAGCAGAAGGAGATACATGGACAACTGCTGCTATGGCTGAAGCAAATATCACATCATTTAATTGGGACATTAGTTCATATTCACGAGCAGCAGGTGGAACATTATCAGTAACAGCAAACTTTAATGAAAGAGTTACGGTAACTGGTACGCCACAACTTACAGTTGTTAATGACAGTCGAGCTAATCATACATTAAGTTATGCAAGTGGTTCAACTACAAATCGTTTGACTTTTACTTTAGTAATTGCAGCAGCTCACGCAAGTCTGCAAGCTACTGATGTAATATCAGTCGGTGCAAATGCAGTTTCATTGAATAGTGGAACGATTAAAGATACTCTTAGTACGAATGCTGCAGTAATCACAAATAGTGCTGGTATTGGAGCGGCTACTGGAACAATTACAGCTGTTGCGTAAGTTGTACAATGTTTAAAACGATTTTTCTTACCTTCTTTTTGTTGTTTTGTTTCGTTGCACCAGTAGATAGTGCAGTTTATTATAAACAACATAATAGTGATGGTTGGCAAATAGTTCTTCAAGACGAATTTCAGGAACCCGGTTTAGATAAATTATTAGATTGGGTTCCTGAAGAAGTCCCGAGAACTGTATCGTTTTATTTTGATATTAATGGAGATGGTAAGTTTGATTTAAAGATTGCTTATTCTTTGATTGAAGCTTATCCATGTAACAAAACTAATTGTGTTAGTAGGATAATTGATAAAGGAGATCATTGGGTGCTTCCAGCACCCGGTATAAATTATTATGTAATTAAAAAATGGATTATGTATCGTTATGTTAATGATGTCGATTGGCGTGGTGAACATAAAACAAATGATTTTATATATAAGCTTTATGATGATTGGTTGAGAGAGAAATTTTATCCTTTGTGGCCAGAAAAATAAACGAGAGTTTTTATGAGATTTTCTGAATTGACGAATGAAAATTATTTAATGTTTGCATTATTACATTATGATAATCCACATTGTGTTGATATAAAAGAATACTTTGAAGATGTTAGAAAGTTAAAATATATTAAACGATTATTTAATCGTTATAAAGAAGATAATGTAATGAAAGAACGATTAATATTGAATCATTTGATATCTTTTTATAATGTTTTTGACAATAAGGCTGCAACACGACTTTTATTTTTTAGAGTTGGAGAACAATATTATTCATTATTAAAAACTTTTTTGGTATTTTTAAATAGAATGCCAGAGAAAGTTAATGAAAATTTGTATTCTGATGATATTCAATTGGATGATAAAGTTATAGAAATTTTAAGGAAAATTAACTAATGGCTTCACGAGCTTTTGATACATTTGTTACATACAAAATCATTTCACAACTAGTTACTGATTGGGAAGATATGCCAGCATTTGAACTTGGCATTATTGATAAGAATGGAAAGTTGTTAAAAAAATCTTCATCACTCAAAACGAAAGAAGAAAAAGAAGCTTATACACTTTTTACCAGATTGATTTTTAATCTGAAACGGTTGATACAGAAAATGCCGGGTGGTTCATCTAAACTGGCGTCTTATGCAGCTGGATTGTTTTTAATTAAAGAAGAAATTGATGTTGATCGTTTACTCAATGAGGGAGAATCATATGTCGAAGAATTGCTTCAAGACTGAGAAGGCACCACCTCTTAAAAAGTCTATCATAAATAAAGTAGAGAAACAATACGGTAAAGATAATCCAAAAACCTATGCTACTTTATGGAAAATTTATAAAGATAAAAAGAAGAATGAAGATGCACCAACAAACGCTACAGGTTCATTTGTATCAGGTACTGGTGATGACATATCTGGTGCTGGAAAAAGAAAGAAAAAGAAAAAATCACCCTGGGATAAATATGCACCAGATGCTCTTGGTAAACAGTTTGGTGGAACCGCCAGTCGAAAATATTATATGGAAAGTACAGTAGCAGAACCAAACTTGACACCAGATGATACATTTGCTGGTGTTGATGTGTTTAAAGTAAGTGATGCTGATTATCATAATTGTAAGCTGGGCAAGAAAAAATATGCAAGATGGGATAAATATGTGGATGTTGAATCTGAAACTGGTAAGAGAATTTATGGTTATGCAAAGAAGAATCCTACGAAATCTATTATTGTACAACATGACAAGACAGATCATATGTTATACTTAAAAAAGTTTGAAAAGGGAGAAGAATAATGTTAAGTTTAATAGGAAATGCACTTGGTCTTGGATTGAAGATCATGGATAAGATGGAAAAAAATTCTGATAAGGCAAGCTTTGAAGAATTTAAAGCACGAAAGAAAGAGATGGATAATTCATTAGCTGATAGTGATGTTGAAGGTATTGATTCAATGTTTGAGTATTTGGCCGAAAGAGCACGAGCTGGTAAAACGGGTCGAAAGGAATAAATATGAAAAACATAATGATAGGATTTTGTTTGATTGTTTTGGTTGGTTGTGGAACTAGTAATGCTTATCAACAGCCTACTGTTAGAATAGTAGGAGAAGCACAGATGAAAAAATTACCTAATGGCAATTATGAAGTTACACCTCGTTGGATTAAAGATCGGTTTGATGCAGAAAATTCTATGTTAAAACAACTGGAGGATTGTAGGGAGGCCAGGTAAGTGTCAGAGCAATCTAGGGAATCTGAGAAAAAGTTTATAACAATTGAAAAAGATATTGAACATTTCAAATATGTTCTCAATGAATTAGAAAAAGAATGTGAGTTTGTCAAGAATCATTTTACTACAAAGAATGGTGAACGGCTTGATGATATAAAGGTGCTTCACAGGAGAATAGAATCACATCAAAAAACTGATTTAGAGTTTCACGAAAATGTTCGTAAGAAAATTTCAGAAAAATTTGACGCACTTGATGCAAGAATAAGACAGTTAGATAAATGGAAATGGGCAACATGGGGAGCATTGATGGTGGTTGGAGCATTAATTGGAAATTCTTTTCCCTTTACTCTTAAATAGTTTTCCTTGTTTTTAGTTGTTTATTATGATATAATGGTGTCATGGATAATAAAGATATACATATTGGAATTGTTGGTGCAGGTAGGATAGGAACTGCTATTTACAATTTATTGATTGCGACTGATCGGGGTTGTCGTATCACTATTGCAGATATTGTTTCTAGGCCTGATTGGAGTATTAGTGGCAATCATTATGAACAACTGCAAATTAAAAAGCCGTTGTATAGTGGTGAGAATGTTCAGTTTAATGAATTTGTTGAAGGCAAAACTATTATTATCAACGCACTTCCATTTCACGAAAATATCCATTTATATCAAGCTTGTTTAGAAAGTAATATTCCATATTTTGATTTGTCCGAAGATGATGCTTTAGATGAATGGATAGAAAAAAGAGAATACGTTTCAGAAACTCGCACCGGGTTACCATTTACAATGCCACATTGTGGTTTAGCACCAGGTCTTTCGACTGTTGTTGCTAATCACATTTCAAAAGATTTTCACGATTTACAATCAATTAAAATTAGGGTAGGGGCATTATCAAAAAGTGCAACGAACAAATTAAGGTATCATACTTCTTGGAGTGGTGATGGTTTGGTTAATGAGTATATGGGCAAGTGTCAAGTCATTCGTGATGGTATGTATTGTTTCAATTCTGCGTTGTCTGGTTATGAAAGAATAACTATTAATGGACAAGAGTTTGAAGCTTTTAATACATCAGGTGGTATTGGAACTTTTGCAAAAACATTGTGTGAAAGAGGAACAACAATAGGACTTGATGTTGATTATAAAACTTTGCGTAGAGTTGGTCATCATCAATATGTAGATTTTCTTTTCAAGGATCTTAAATTACCTTCGGATATGTTAACCACTATTTTTAAAAGATATGTTCCAAAAACAACTGAAGATGAAGTTATTATTTATGTAACAGCAAATGGAATTAGACCAATGGTTTATGATTATTTTGAAAGAACTTATCATAAAGTTTTTGGCCAACAAGTATATCGTGGAAGAACATATACAGCAATTGAATTTACAACCGCAGCAGGTTTAATATCAATGGTTGAATTATATTTAGATGGTAAATTACCAAAAGAGGGCTATGTAACACAAGAATCTGTAAATTGGGATGATGTAACAAGTACAACATTTGGGAGATTTTATAGAGAGGAATATTAATGAGTACGGCTTATATTGATGTAAAGTATATTAATTTATGTTCAACAGTTTTAGAAAGATTCAAACATAAACATACAAATCTTTGGAATTTCAGATGTCCTATATGTGGTGATTCCAAGAAGTATAAGAACAAGTGTCGTGGTTTCATCTATGAGAAACGGAATAAATATTTTTATAGATGTCATAATTGCAATTACGGCACTAGTTTCAATAAGTTTTTAGAACAAATCAGTCCTGCATTACACCGAGATTATTTAACAGAAAATTATAAAGAAGAAGCTTGGAGGAAAAAAGATGTTGATAAGTTATTGCCTGAGTTTGATTTTGTCCCTAAGTTTAATAATGTTTTGGAAGGCATGGAATCAATCTCATCTCTTGAAGAAACCCATCCAGCACGACAATACTTACAGAAAAGATTAATACCAGAAAGGAGTTTTAAATATCTCTACTTATGTAAAGAATTTAAGAAGTGGACAAACTCTATTATACCAAATAAGTTTAGTTCACTATCATTAGAACATGATGCACCAAGATTGGTGATACCATTTTTTGATGGAAAACATAATGTGATTGGTTATCAGGGTCGTTCATTTGACCCAAAGGAAAGATCAAAATATATAACAATTAAAATGAAAGGAGTAGACAATTTAATCTATGGTCAAGAACGTCTTGACATAACGAAAAAGATTTATTGTGTAGAAGGACCTTTAGATAGTTTATTTTTACCAAACTGTTTAGCAACAGCTGGATTAAATTTTAAAGGTTTGAAAATGACTAATATTATAGTATTAGATAATGAAAGACGAAATGAACAGATAATAGACGCATTAAAAAAAGTAATTACTAACGGTTTTAAAGTTTGTATATGGCCTGATAGTATTACAGAAAAAGACATCAATGAAATGATTTTGAGTGGTATGACTTCTCAAGACATTATAGATATTATAGACAATAATACATATTCTGGCCTACAAGCAAATTTTCAACTTTCCCGGTGGCAAAAATGTTAGGAGATAAGATATGCTTTTATCAGGAGAACAAACAAAGTGTTATTTGGATGAGATGATTCAACATTACGGAGAAAAAGAAACTAATTACTCAGGTCATTTTTCATGGGATAGAACTGAAGCTAGTTATCGGAGAAAAGCTTTTGAAGATATGAAGATGGTTTTATTTGGAGATGATGATAATGGAAACAAAAGAGATAAAATTACATAAACACGGATTCGTAAGACTCATTGATATAATGGGTGATGATAATTCTATTGCTGATGCGGCACGGGTAAGTTATGGGGAGGGGACTCGTTCCGTATCAGATAATAGAAACCTAGTTCGTTATTTAGTTAGACACAAACATACTTCACCACTTGAAATGGTGGAAGTAAAATTTCATTTGAAACTTCCTATCTTTGTAATGAGACAGTTGGCTAGACATAGAACGGCATCCCTCAATGAGTATTCTGGTAGATACTCAATAATGACAAATGATTGCTATGTTCCTGAATTGGATTATATTCAACCACAATCACAAACAAACAATCAAGGTCGTGGTGATGGTTTATCTGATTCTTGGAAAGTAAAATATCAACAAACGATTCGTGAATTTAAAGATAAATGTCTAACGGCATATGATTTTTTATTGGGAAATGAATCAGTAGCACATGGTGGATTAACAAGAGAGTTGGCACGAACAGTTTTACCAGTTTCAAACTATACGGAGTGTTACTGGAAAATTGACTTGCACAACTTTTTTCATTTTTGCAGGTTAAGAATGGATGACCATGCTCAACAAGAGATACAAGATTACGCAAAAGTGATGTATGAAATGGTAAAACCAGAAGTACCAATAGCTGCAGAAGCGTTTGAAGATTACAGTCTAAATAGTGTATCACTTAGTCGAATGGAAAAAAATGTTTTGGAATATGTATTTAATCATTTTCCTTTACAACAACATTCGTCAGGATATTGTGATAGCATATTAAGTTATATGGATAGGATTAGTAAAGCAGAGGATGTAGACTTTGGTATGAGTAAACGTGAATGGACAGAATTAAAGGAGAAATTAAAATAAATGTTACCAACAACCTATCAACAATTTATACATCAAAGCAGATATGCTAGATGGCAAGAAGATAAACACAGACGAGAGACATGGGAAGAAACAGTAAAGAGATACTTTGATTTTTTTGAAGAACATCTTGGAAATAAAGCTAAGAAAGATAGAAAAGAATTAGAAGAAGCAGTATTAAAATTAGAGATCATGCCTTCCATGAGAGCATTGATGACTGCTGGGGAAGCATTACATAGAGATAATGTTGCAGGATATAATTGTGCTTATCTTGCAGTTAATGCTAAAAGAGCATTTGATGAATGTCTGTTTATTTTAATGTGTGGAACAGGAGTAGGATTTTCTGTTGAACGTAGAGAAGTTGAGAAACTTCCATTGGTATCTGATGAAATGTTTGATACAGATACAACTATTCATGTTGCTGATTCTAAAATTGGATGGGCAAAGGCATACAAAGAATTAATTACAATGTTATATTGTGGACAGATTCCAAAATGGGATATGTCAAAGATTCGTAAAGCTGGTGAACGATTAAAAACTTTTGGTGGTAGAGCATCAGGTCCCACTCCATTGGATAATCTTTTTCGTTTTACGATAGAAACATTCAGAGGTGCAAAAGGCAGGAAATTATCATCTATTGAGTGCCATGACTTGATGTGCAAGATTGCAGAGATAGTCGTGGTTGGTGGTGTTCGTAGGTCTGCTTTGATTTCTCTTTCAAATCTTACAGATGAAAGAATGAGAAAAGCAAAGTCTGGTCAATGGTGGATGGACAATACACAACGAGCATTGTCGAATAATTCTGTTGTTTATACAGAAGCACCAGATGTAAATATATTTTTAAAAGAATGGATGTCGTTGATAGAATCCAAATCGGGGGAACGTGGAATATTTAATCGTATGGCTGCAAAAAAACAAGTTGAGAAACTTGGTGATCGTAGAGATCCTAATTATAGTTTTGGTACTAACCCTTGTTCCGAGATTATATTGAGAGATGCAGAGTTTTGTAATTTGACTGAGGTGGTTATTAGACCAGAGGATAAACCAGATACTCTTAAAGAGAAAGTTCGTCTGGCAACAATACTTGGAACTTGGCAGGCAACATTAACAAACTTTCGTTACTTGTCTAAAGAATGGAAGAAAAATTGTGATGAAGAAGCTTTACTTGGTGTGTCATTAACTGGTATTATGGATAATGCATATACTAATGGCTCTCATTATAGTAATGAAAAAGGATTACCAAAGTTATTAAATGAATTGAAAGAAATTGCAGTAACTACAAACAAAGTTCATGCAAAACAACTTGGTATTAATCCATCAGCATCTATTACTTGTGTGAAACCATCTGGAACTGTCTCACAGTTGGTGGATGCAGCTTCTGGTATTCATACAAGACATTCACCATATTATATTAGAACTGTACGAGGAGATAAGAAGGATCCTCTTTGTCAGTTTATGGTAGAGAAAGGTATTCCACATGAATCTGATGTAACCAAACCAGAACATACATGGGTATTTTCTTTTCCAATTCAATCAGCTAAGTGGGCAATTTGTCGTAATGACAAATCAGCTATCGAACAACTAGAGTTCTGGAAATTGTATCAAGAGCATTGGTGTGAACATAAACCTTCTGTTACCATAACCGTTAAGGAGGAGGAGTGGATTGAAGTTGGGGCATGGGTCTACAAGAATTTTGATATGATTTCCGGAATCTCTTTTTTACCACACATAGATCATTCTTATCAACAAGCTCCATATCAAGAAGTTTCTGAGTCAGAGTATAAAGAGATGGTAAAAAATATGCCGAGTGAAATTGATTGGATAGAACTATCTAAATACGAACAAGAAGATCATACACGAGGTTCACAAGAATATGCTTGTAGTGGTGATAAGTGTGAGATCGTAGACCTACAATCGGAGAATTAATATGGATGAAGTAGAAAAACGGTTTGGGTGTGATGAATGTGGACATACTTTTTGCATGGAATGTGAGGAAGATATGATTCCAAGATTTTGTCCTTTTTGTTCAAGTCCAGTTTATAGTAGAGATGAAGAAGGATATTTTGATGATGATGAGGATGAATGACAAGTAAATCTAAAACAAAAGGCAAGAGTTGGGAAAGAGATGTATGTTTATTTCTTTCTGAACTGTATGATGATTCTTTTATTAGAGTTCCTAATTCTGGTGCTTATGTTGGTGGAAAGAATGAATTTAGAAAGGAATATCTTTCTGAGGAACAGATAAAACTATCGCGTGGTGATATTATTCCACCTGTAAAGTATCCGCATTTTTTAGCTGAGTGTAAGAATTATGCAGATTTTCCTTTTCATCAGTTAATATCGAAGCAACAAATTCCTATTTTGGATTCTTGGATAGAACAAGTAGAACATGATATAACATCTCATCAAGATATTTGGTTATTGTTTATTAAGATAACCAGAAAAGGAACATACATATTATATCCAATTCGTAAGCTTGGGAACAATTTACTTCATGGTGTGAGGTATCAACAATATTGGTTTTGTGAGATGAATTATTTTTTTAGTTGTTATAAAAATGAACTTGATTCGAGATGGAGAGATTATGGTAGACAAACCGAAGAAGATTAATATTGCATTTAATGGTTTTGGTAGAATAGGTAGAAATCTAGTTCGTAAATTAATATCAGATGAACGATATAATATTGTAGCTATTAATTCAAAAACGACTGTTGATGTAAGAGCTCATCTGTTTAAATATGATTCAGTTCATGGTAAGTATCTAGGTGAAGTTAGTTATGAATTGGATAACTTGATTATTGATAAACATATAATTCCAAACTTTTCCAGAAAAACACCAGTTACATTACCTTGGGGTGAATTGGAAGTAGATTTTGTTATTGACACAACTGGTAAGTTTACAAACAAACATGATCTTGAACAACACTTAGAAGCTGGTGCAAAGAATGTTATTGTAACATCACCAGCAAAAGATGTTGATGCAACATTAGTGTATGGAGTAAACGAAACAGATTACAAAGTCAAAGAACATAATATTATTTCTGCATCATCTTGTACGACTACTTGTTTAACACCAATTTTAAAAGTATTACTAAAGAATTTTGGTATTAAACAGGGTACAATGACAACAGTTCACTCCTTTACTATGGGACAAGCATTGCTTGATTCCTCACACCCCGATCTTAGACGAGCAAGATCAGCAACTATGTCTATTATTCCAACATCTACAGGAGCTGCAAAAAATGTCGGTCTTGTTATTCCCGAATTAGAAGGTAAATTAGATGGACTTGCAATTAGAGTACCAGTTCCAAATGTGTCTTTGTTAGACTTGTCGATTGAATTAGAAAAAGATACAATAATAGAAGAAGTTATTGATGTTTTTGAAAAAGAGAAAAAACTACATGGAATATTATGTGTTTCGTATGAACCTTTAGTATCAGTCGATTTTATTGGTGATTCGTGTTCAGCTATTGTTGATTCTCTTTCAAGTAAGATGGTTAATAAAAGATTATTAAAACTCCTCGCCTTCTATGATAATGAATATGGTTATTGTTGCCGCGTGTTGGATTTGCTACAATATCTGGTCAAGAAATTACCACAATCAACCTCAAGTAAATAAAGGAGTTGTAAGTCTTTATTTTACAATAACTTACACAGTAGTGGTGTAACCTCTTATAAAACAAGGACTTACAGAACATATTCTTCCTTGTGTTTTGGTCAGTATTTTGCTATAATAGTAGTATAATAATTGAGAAAAAGGATATATTATGAAGTGGATTCTTTATGTTGTAATAACGGTGTTCTTGGAAAATGGGGAACCAGCCATGCATCAATTTTCATTGTCATTTGATGATAATAAAAAATGTACTGAATTTAAAAAAGTGTTTGATGTTGGTATATCATTTTTCCGTCTTGCTAATGGAAGCGAGATAGATTATTCTGGTAGCTGTAAAGAAAAAGTTGATTCTAAAATTATAAAGAGGAGTTTGTAATAATGAGTATTTGGGAAGATGAATGGGAAGATTATGAAATGAATAAAGCAGATTTTGAATCTTGGTTAGATTCTTTGGAAGGTGAAGGAACTGATGAAGAAAAGTATAATCGTTATATGCAAGAACAGGAAGATGCTCGTGTTGATAAAGAATGGGGAGAAAGACAGAGTGTTGAATATCCAGAATGGGTAATTAGTACACCAAATTATACAATGACGATTTCTAATAACTGAAGTAACAGATGATAAATATAAGAATAGCAGAAACAAACGAGGATAAAAATATAGCAAACAAGATTGTTATAGATTTTCATTCTTATGTCAGCTCTCCACGAACTGTAGGAAGATGCATAAAATATCTTATATCATATAATACTAAAGATGTTGCAACTTTTTGGTTGGGTAGTGGGTTTAAACCAACACCTAAAGCAATACTTAATTTTTTTAAAGTATCACAAAAAGAATTTGATAAAATGTTTAATGAGGTTGCGGATAATAAAAGATTTTGTATAAAAGAAAATCCAATTCCAAATTTTGGCAGTCAAATATTATCCCGTATTCGTAAAAGAGCAACAACAGATTGGTTTAATAAATATGGAAATAACTTAAAAGGTATTCTTACTACAATAGGTAACGATAAAAATGGTGCTGTTTATCTTGCTGATAATTGGAAAGTAATTGGAAAAACAGCAGGATTGCCTAAACGAAACAAAAGTGTTTCTATGAAATGGAATACTAAAGATGAAATATCAGAAAGATATATTAAACCTACTGGTGAAAATAAAAAATTAATATTAATAACTACAAGTTTATAAAGGAAACCCGAGGCTGATATGAGTAAACAAATTTATGATATTATGATATGTGCTGATGGTTCTACACGAGCAGTTGAAGTTATCAATGGTGTTAGGATTGATCCTACATTAGAGGTTGTCAAAAAGCAAGCAGTTTTAGATAAAAAAGAGCTTGAAAAAAAATCTCGACCAAAAATCAGTATTCAAGAACGACTACAAGGTAAAGTAGAAGATTTCATTTCAGCTATTGAGGGTCGTGTAGATGATTACATAGATAATAATTATAAAATGAAATATGATGTATATAATCATATGATAGAAATTGGTTGTAAAGCAATGCACGCACGAAAGATGAGACCTTTTTATGTAGATTGTTATAATGAACTAGTGGATGTATATAATAAAGATGATGAATATTATATGGAAGCATGGAGTCATCTTAAACCAAAATACCATAAATCTATGATGGATTTTTATGGTACAATCGTTGATGATTTAGATCGTATAATAAAGAACTCTACAGCACAACGTAAACCACGCAAAAAGAAAACATTATCAGCTTCAAGACTTATTAAGAATTTGAAGTATCAACAAGAATTTATTGATTTTAAATTGGTTAGTATTAATCCAGAAAAGATTATTGGTGCGAGTGAACTTTGGATTTATAATACCAGATATAAAACACTTGGTGTATATTACGCAGTTAATTCTATTCGAGGATTATCTGTTAAAGGTTGTACTATACAAAACTTTGATAAAGATACATCAATCCAAAAAACTGCAAGAAAGCCACAAGAAGTGCTTGAGGTTTTAAACAAACGCTCTTTGAAAAGGCAGTTAAAAGATATGAAAACCAAAGAGCAAAAAATGACAGGGCGTATTAATGCCCAAACTATATTATTAGGAGTATTTTAATGTTTAGTACATTGGGTAAATTAGTATTTTTTTATATTGTTTTAACATTGTTATTTTCTGATTTCAGTTCGTTGACAAAAGCTTTTAACGGGATGAAAGAACCAAGTGGAGATTTATTTCGTCAACAAGCTGTAGATGTAAAAAGTGGTTATAATAAATTTGTTGATTATGTAGACGATACTGTTATTCCAACAGTTGATACTTTTTTTGAAGAAAATGGTGATAAAAATCTAGCTGACAAGATTTTTGATAAGATTGAAGAACCATTTTCAGTTTCAGTTGAAGAACCAATGTTTAGGAAAAATATGGATTCTAATATTAGAGGAGATGGAGAATGAAACGTGATATTTTGATTAAGAATTTACAAAAACAAGTTATGAAAGTTACATTTACAAAAGTAAATGGAGAAGAACGTGTTATGGAATGTACTTTGCAGGAGCATATGATTCCAGAAACGGATCCAGCAAACCATAAAGAGAACAAAGAAGTTTTGCCTGTTTTTGATATTGATAAGGGAGCATGGAGATCATTTCGTTTGGATTCAGTTACTAATATTGAAGCTTTAGAATATCAAGATTATGGGGTGTTATGATTCTATTAGATTTTTCAAATATAATTGTTAGTAGTATTATGGTATCTTCCAGAGTCCCTGATGAAGAAAGATTTTCGGAGGACTTTATTCGACATTTAGTGCTGAATAGTGTTAGATCATATCGAAAAAAATATGGTGATAAATATGGTGAAATGGTTATTTGTACGGACTACCTTTCCAGTTGGAGAAAGGTAGTTTTTCCATTTTATAAGGCCCATAGAAAGAAGCAGAGGGAGAAGCAAGATAAAGAACAAGGCATGGATTGGTCAGCATTATTTGAAACAATTGCTAGGGTAACAGATGAATTAAAGGTTAATTTTCCATATAAAGTGATTCAAGTTCCACACGCAGAAGGTGATGATGTAATAGCAGTTTTGGCTAAGCATGCAAATAACTGCTTAAAAGAGCCATCTTTAATCGTTTCTAGTGATAAGGACTTTAACCAGTTGTATAAATATAAGAAAGTCAGACAATATTCTCCGATGCGTGGAAAGATGTTACAGGGTATTGATCCTGAGGCTTATTTGAAAGAGCATATTATTCGTGGAGATAAGGGTGATGGTATTCCAAATATTTGTTCAGCAGATGATTGTATTGTTGATGGTGTCAGACAGAAACCAATTTCAAAGAAAAAAGTTTCGGCTTGGTTAACACAAGAACCAGAAGATTTTTGTAAGAACGGAATGATGGAAGGGTGGAATCGAAATCAAAAGATAATTGATTTTGAGTTTATTCCAGCACCAATATCACTTGAAATATTGGAGCAGTATAATACACAATCACCTCCTAATCGTAGTGGTTTATTAAATTATTTCGTGAAACATAGATTAAAAATGTTAATTGAACATATAGGAGATTTTTAATGATAACGACAAAGAATATTAATATGCAAACACCAGCTTATACAATAACTATTGGAGAAATTGTTGGTGAGTTTGAAAAGGCAAAAACAAGAACTGCAAAAAAAGAAGTTTTAGAGAAACATAAAGATAATTCAGTATTAAGACATCTTTTGCGTGGAACATTTGATCCGAAAGTACAATGGACAATTACTGAAGAACCAGATTATATTAAAGATGTTGAAATGCCAGAAGGAGCAGAACCAAATACTTTGTATATGGAGATGCCAAATTGTTCTATTTTTGTGAAAGGTCATCCGGAGTCAGCAAAATTAAAACCAGAGAGAGCGAAAATAATTTTGATTCAGATATTAGAAAGTTTAAATGATTTTGAAGCTAAATTATATATGCAGATGTTGAAAAAGAAATCTAAAGTAAAGGGATTAACATCAAAGTTAGTATTGGAAGTATTCCCTAATATGTATAAAGGAGCATAAAAATGGTAACTCTTACCAGAGATTTAAAAACAATTGAAACTACTGTTGGTGTTAAATCTGGTAGAAAGAAATTGTATGATAATAGAGCTATGGTAGTAGAAGCTTTTCGTGAAAAATATATTAAAGTTGATTTGGTTGATGAGGACGATCATCATTTTAAATTGAATTGGGATGGTGAAAAGTATGAAGGTAATTTTTTTGGAACGACATTAACTTGTCGGTTTGATGTGACTAGAGATTTTAAAGCAGATTTATCTGCTCCAACTAGAAACGAAGTAGGTCCTGCTGTTCACGCAAAACGCTCGAATGGAGGTAGACCAAATCGTTATAAAGAATAAGGAGAATTCATAGTGTATGTTCCAATAGAAAATCCAGTTATACAAGAAATACGGAACTATGAAACAAATTTGGGAAGGGCTTATAAACAAAATAAAATTGGACATAAAAGATATTTAAAAAACTTTTTTCCAACAAAACATCTTATTACAAGATGGTTTAATATATTAAATAAAGAAATATTTCATAATGAGATTTATCCATTTCACGATATTGAGATTAAACAAAAAAAGGGATGTCATGCAGAGCATATTCCATTTGAAGAACATGGTGGGAAAATATATGCTGTTCTTTCTATTTCAGACCGGTTTATTAATAAAAATGAATTTTTATTTGTATTAGCACATGAGATGGTTCATCAATGGCAATGGATGCATTTGTATCGGTCCGATCATGGTGAATCGTTTTGGAAGTGGAAAAATAGATTAGCAAAATTTGAAATACCTTTAGGAGTAAGTATTTAATGCCTGTTTATGAATTTGAATGTAGTGAGTGTACACATGGTTTTGAACAAATGGAAACCATATCTAATAGAAACAATCCATTGGAAGAACCATGTCCTCGTTGTGGATATAAAGGAAATGTTATTCGTCTTATTAGTGGTTCAGAAATTTGTGATCCTGTTTCACTTGGTTTAAAAAAAGTACCGAAGGGCTATAATGAAGTCGTTAAAAATATTCAAAAAGCTCATCCCGGGAATACGATAGAGTTAAGAGAATGAAAAAAATAATTTTGTGTTTGAGTTTATTTTTGTTTATGATTTACGGAGTTGCGGCCGCTCTTACACGAGCAGAAATAGAACAAAAGAGAACTGCAAGGTCTGTTGATAAAGCGGCAAGGGCTGTCGAAAGAAGTACACAGCGGTGGTCTAAAAACAATTTAGAACGGTTGAAAAATATAAATCAGTTGAAAAATATAAATGAAGTTTTATTGTATTGTAATACTAAAGACTTTATTAGAAATATGATCGCGAATGATTATCGTATGCAATTAGCTGCGTCTGGATTAGTTCACGGTGAGAAACATAGACATTTAGCATCAATGGAAATGTGGCTCAATTCTGAAAACAGTCAATGGGCAATTGTTTTTGTTTATAAGAATATAGATAAAAGTTGTATTCTTGGTGGAAATGATGTAGATTTGCATACTCCTTAAGGAGAAAAAAATGTTGCAAAAAGTTATTAAAATTTTAATAGTTATTAGTAGTTTTGTATTTGTTTTTGGATGTGGAACTATTACTGCTGGAATTACTGCTGGAACAGCATTGAGTACATTTGGAACTGCAGCTGCAACTAAAGCTATACAACATACGGCAGGGTATGGTATTCAATCACCACACACTATTATAGAGAGAGTTATGCCGTCAGTTGTAACTGTTTCAGTTGAAATTCAAGAACCAACAAATAGTACAACAAATAGTAATCGTCGCAGGTTTGTAAAACCCGGTGAACAAATACCACAACCTGACCAACCACAAGTAGAACCATTTGCATCTGGTAGTGGTTTTGTCGTAGGTGAAGCTGGTGTTGTTATTACGAATTGGCATGTTATACAAAATGCAATTAATCATAAAAGTATAATTAGAGTTACATTTAGCAATCATGCAATATATGAAGCGACAATATTTAATTATGACAAAATATCCGATGTTGCAGTCCTCCATATCAAGAATGATGACAATGAAAAGTTTCAAGTTGTCGAATGGGGCGATCGTCCGAAGTTGGGAGGCCATGCAATCGTCATTGGGTCTCCTATTGGATTGGACTTTAGTGTTTCTTTCGGTATTATTTCTGCTATTGATAGGATTATTCCTCGGGCTGCTCCTCCTTTTGTTCCATATATTCAGACAGATGCATCAATGAATCGTGGTAATTCTGGAGGACCGTTGTTTAATGCGGAAGGAAAAGTGATTGGAATTAATACTTTGATATTATCGCCAGGTAATAGTAGTGGTGATGGTGGTGGAAGTATTGGTCTTGGTTTTGCTGTTGATGGTCAGTATGTACAGAATATAATTTCACGATTATCTAAAGGTGAAAAAATTAAATGGGCTTATTTGGGGATTCATTATCGTCTGTTAGATCGTAAAGAAACCAAAAGTAATAATTTAAAATTTGGTGAGAATGTTATTGTTGTAAAGATAACTGAAGATGGAGCTGCTTTTGGTTTATTACAAGAAAATGATATTATTCAAAAAATGAATGGTGAGATTGTTCATCATACTAATTTTGCCACAATGATTGCTAAACACGCACCAACCGATATAATTAAATTAAAAGTATTGCGGGATGGGAAAATTATTGATGTTGATTTAACATTAAAAGAACGACCTGAAGGATATTAAATGTTTGTTCTCAAAGCGTTCTTGAGAAATGTGATGAAGTATCGTAGAAATCGTATGAGGCCTCAAGAGTGTTTAGAGCTTTCTGAAAAAATACAGAAAACAGTATGGGAGTCAAATGAATGGAAGTCAGCAAGCAATATTAATATATATAAAAGTATTGGAAATGAAGTTTCCACAAAGTTTTTAATACATGATGCAGTTAAATATGGCAATAAAGAAATATTTTATCCAACACCAGAACCAAGAAATAATGTTATGGAAATGGATTTGGTTATTGTCCCGGGAGTAGTCTTTGATGAAAAACGTGCAAGATATGGTAGAGGCAAAGGATACTACGATAGATTTTTAGAACAAGTACCAAAGACAACTTGTATTATTGGTATTGCATATGATTTTCAAGTATTATCATACAAATGGAAGTTAAAACTTAATGAATATGATGTTAAGATGGATATGATTATAACAGAGAAAAGAATTATTCAAAAGAGAGGGACACTTAACTATAAGGAGTAAAAAAGTGAAATATATCATTTCACTTGTAATGTTTTTGATGGTTAGTATATTATCACACACAGTATATGCAGCAGATAGTAATACAGTAGCAACGACATCTTCAACAGTTTCAACAGTTACATCTGGAACTGTTACTGGAACTACAACGGTTGATCGTACACCAAGTACAGCGATGGCACCAAATGTAATTATTAATAACCAAGATGTTTGTGTTACAGCAAGTTCAGGAGCAGCACAGTCAGCATGGTTTGGTTTGGCAGTTGGTACATCAGTAAGAGATAAAAATTGTGAACGACTTAAACTCGCGAGGTCTTTATTTGGTATGGGTATGAAAGTTGCAAGTGTTAGTTTGTTGTGTCAAGATGTAAGAGTGTTTAAAGCTATGGAACAAGCTGGTACTCCATGTCCAATAAATGGCAAGATTGGTGAAGCTGCAAAAGAAGAATGGGCAAAGGACCCAACGAAAAGACCAGATTATGAAGAATATAAAGCTTTA